CTCTAAAATAGAAGTACCATATGGAGCATACTTATCATTTCCTAAGATACGGAAATGGGCGATTTGCCAGTTCTCAAAAGTCATTCCTGCAGAGTTCCATTGAAATTGGATGTAGTTTGGATTTGTCGAGTCGCCCCCTTCAAGTCTTTCAATTTCTTGGGCAGGAAGCGCGATGACTGACTGCACACCATATTTGTCGTCTACGTCGAGATACAAAAAGAAGTCACCATATTTGCACATTGTGCGACTCCAACCAAATAGATTATATGGCAGGTTTAATATATTATCAAACAGTACAGCAAGGACAGCGCGAAGTTCTTCATTGGCGCATTTGATATTAAGCATCGGACGCAACTGTGAATAGGTTGTCATCTCATCTGCATAGATATCCATGGTGGATGCAATCTCGGGCATATACTCCATTTGATCAAAATCAACATAGCGCTCAGAACGACGCTGGTTTGAAATTGCGTTGGTCGCAACAATGTCAAGAGGGTTATAAAGAGTCTTCTTAAACTGTTGTCCCGACGCAGATTTAAATCGAGAAGAAAACTTATCTAAATGTTGTCTTCTGATTCGTCGGCCGGATTGCGAACGATAACTAACAATTGGTCCGGAGAACAATCTTGTTAGAGCTTTGAATAAGGTTGTTTGCTGATTTGCGGGGTTTTTATTGTATGGTGCGGCCATTTAATTTCTCACTTAATAATCCATTTATATTGCTCATAAAGTTTTTCTGCGTCTGTCATTTGTTTATCGAATGCGTTATCTTTTTTATAGCCCTCCTGGCCTACAATTCGAGTATTCATTGTTGTTTTCGTGGTGACAATTGCGTTGACAAAGGCCTTTTGATAATTTAAATCGCGGGCATTTGCTTGTAATGCTGTGTCTCTTACCCAGCATGTAATTGCAAGAGCCATGATCAAATCATCATTATAGCCTTTCATCGCTTGTGGCTTTCCATTTTTCCAAATAAAAGTTTTCATTTCGTTTGTAATGCGTGAAGAGTACACTTTAATTAGTTTATTTCTGATAAACTCCTCCAATTTCGCAACTATAAGAGGGCGCGTCTTCATTGTAGTTGAAAAGCCGGCCACCGAGTTGGTGCGCGCTTCTGCTTGATGCTGTTCAATATATTCATGCGTTGACTTTATAGAGTAATACAGAGTAGGATAACCGTATTCTATGAGTTTGTCAAGTACTGTATAGCCAATATTATTATTTTCTACTACCATCATCGCGTTTCCAAACTCTCTACCCACTTGATTTAACATATTTGCAAATAAGTCGGGGGTGAGCTTTCCTTGATATTCTCCAATGATTTCAAGTGTTTCTATCTTTAATACGTGAAAAGCGGAATAATCGGCACCGTCACCTCTTGATACATCAGCGACTATCAGATAATTGCAAGTAGGATCAAACTCTTCCCAAATCCAAAAGTTACGATCAAAGCCTGTGCGGTGCTTGGGTTCTTTAACCATTGATAACAAATATTCCATACAGTCAGAATCAATAACTGTTTCGCCGGAAGTGTTGAAATTGCATTGAAGTTCTTGCGCAATTTGGCGTTTGGACATATTTTGAGTTTCTTTCTTGTACCACTGTTCGTCTCTTTCTGGGTGCACATCCCACGGTAAAGTAGTAAGATTAAAGTTGTTGAGGCCGGTCTCCGAATCTGAGCACGTTTTATGGAACCAGTTTCCGACACCGTTTGGTGTTGACAGCGCAATACAGCGGCCACCCGTTGACAATGTGGGGTAGAGGCCAGTCCACAGTTCTTCTAAGTTTTCGATATGGGCTGCCTCGTCAAGCACCAACAAGGACAGGGCTTCTGAACGGCCGGCATCGCCGGAAGTAGAAGCGGCCTTAATAGAGGAACCATTAGAAAGTTCGAATGAAGTGCGATTGTCTACACTAATAGTGGCGATCTTTAACCAATCTGGGAGTTGGCGCATAATGCCTTTAACCTTTTTGACGAGATTGCCGGCCGTCGCAAACTTGGTGGCCATAACCAAAATAGCCTTGTCACGATGAAATAGCATCATCCATACAACATATCCGGCAGTAATGGTAGAGATTCCAAGTTGTCTGGCTTTTAAAACAACATTAAAGCGATAATCATTAAAATCTTTAAGAAGGTTGTCTTGGAAATCATATGTATCAAACAATATTAGCCCATGCATGGGATGGGAGATGCGCGCATATGTTTTAAGAAAATAAGATGGATCCTTTCCACACTTTAATATCTCTTTGATTCGTTTTTGTTTGTCTAATTGAAAGCTCATTCATCATCTACGATTTCTATATTAAGCGATTCTTCAAAGGCACCTGTTTCTGACGGGGGCGCAAAGCCGTACTTTTCAAACTCACGAGCTTGTATGTCGCTAGCTAGTGAAGTAATTGTCTCGGCATCATCTGGGTCGATAGGTCCGAAAAGATCTGCCAAGAATTTCAAGAGGCCCGGCTTTGGTGGTGGCGGGCCTTCTGGGGGGGCGCCTTCTGGGGGCAACGCTTCTGGCGTTGCCCGGGCAGGTTGCGATTCTTCTACAGCGGCGGCGTTTGCCACTTCTTCCATAATAATCTCTTTGAGGCGCCCAATAGAAATTTTCATGATTCTTTCTTCCTTGTATCATTCTTCGGACGCTTGCCTTTCCAGCCTCCCTGATCCAAGAAAGTCTTCCAACTTTTTTCAACAACTGGCTCCCCTCTGCGGCGTACTTCCATATCTTCTGCCAAGCCGCCAATCTTATAGGTTTTGTGAGCCTGGACCCAAGTACGAACACGCGAAGTATTCTGTACAAGAACATCCACCTCTCCCTCTTCGGTCAGTGTCACGGAGTCGCCGGTGATTTTCTTATATTCTTTCTTAAGCCATCCTACGATGTCTGCGAGGCGCTGATCGATTTCCCCTTCAAATCCGCCGGCGATAACTTCTTTAAGCTGAACTTCTGATTGATAGCTGAGGACCATTCTATTTCCGGCAAACTTCACATTAAAGCCGTCCATCACGCGCTGGTCGATCAGAGCATCGCCTTCTTCTCTGCGGAGAATTCCGGGCTTGTCCGGTTCGCAATCCTCACCCAGCGCACCGTCATATGAGTTAGCGGCTGCTTGTGCTAATCCTTGTACAATTTCATAAACTGTTGCCATTATAAATTCCTCTTTTATCCTTAAGTAGTATCTTTGTCAGGTCTCCACCCTTTTAACCACCGCTCTTCTCGATCTTCTATGTGTTGAATATAGCATTTATAGCAACACTCAAACTTAAGAAGACAAACATCATCCATAGATTTCTTTGGAAAAGTTCCGCAGACAAGACAACATTTTAAAGAGTCTCTATTAAGTAGTTTTTTTGAGACCTTTATACCATTAATATCAACTTTCTCTTGCGACTTCTCGTGCCTATTGGTCTTCTCATAATACTCTCGCATTTGTTCAAGATATTCTTTCTCTTTGATCTCGTCCCAATTTGCACGGGGGTTTTGAATGGCATCTTTGCCATACTTCTTTGTAATTGCTTTTTCAATTGCAGCAATTTTATCGAAATCTTTATCACTCATTGAATAGTCTATAAGCAGTATAGCTAGCAGCCACGCCGGCAACTACACCGCCCGCAGCCCACATCCAATTATTGCGTGGAGATTGTTTTAAAAGCGAACTTTGTAATTGATCAATTTCTTCATCTTTCTGAAAGATTAATAAGCTCATCTCTTCATGCAATGCGGTGTATTGTATCTCCCAGTTTCGAAGCTGTAACTCATAATTCGCTTCTTCTATCGAAAGCTCGTAATCAATGCGCGCCTGACACGATAGGTTAGCGGTCGATTGTCGCGTAAGAATTTCGGATAACGCTGGCACATCAAAGAGCACTCCTTCAAATGGTGCACATTGCTGGTGGCCAAGAAATGTGAATTGGCCAGTGTCTGCTGCTTGAGCAGGGCCGCCCAACATTAATAGTAAGCTAAGGAACATGTTCAAATCCATACATCATTATTATTGTCTCAGCTAATTCTTCTGGATTCTGCGAGAATTGCCTTCCGTATTCGCGGCGCTTTTCTTCGCTCAGAGCCAATAGCTCTTCTTGGCTCTCTTGATAATCCTGTTCGATTTGTTCCATCGTATCTTTATAGGCCTGGAGTGAACTTTCCATTTCAGCCATTTGCTTTTTGTGAATCTCTTGCAACCCGGCAAGCTGTGCTTGCAGTGATTGCTCGGATGCTTCATAGGCAGCTTGCATCTGTTTATAGTCATAACGCATTTTGCCCATCATTGTAAGACAAAGAAGGGCGATTACAATTCCTTTCCAGTTCTTTAGTAAAAACTGAAGGATCATTTGCTGTGGCGTCACTTAAGCCCCTTAAGTCTCTCAACAATATCAACAGCGCCCTGGGTTCCCACAAATACTGTGCTGATAATAACCCAATCGCCACTGGTGAGAAAGCCTGTGAAGGCTAACGCTGATGCTGTCATCCATACTAAAAGCTTTCGAGATGTTAGCTTTAATAGCCAAGTGTCGATAAATCCTTTGTGCTCAGCCATTACCTCACCCAAAGCCACCAGCAGCAGGCCAAGCCGTCAAGCCAGACCAGAGCCAGCAATAACCACCAATCTATCCGGTGGTGACCCGTGACAACTTCGTCCCATACACCAAGTACTCTATTGCGCACTAAGTTTAAAACCGCGGGAACAACCCCACATACAGCGCTAGCTGCTCTCTTTAATAAATCCATTATTTTTTACCTCTCTTTGGTTTCTTCTTTTTAAGTTCTTTGGACTTGCACATTTCATCTGCTTCTTTTTTAGACAGACTTTTCTTTCTTTTCTCTGCTGGTTTGTCCTTTTGTGCGCAGGCCCAGCGTCTTTGTTTTTGAGAATAAACTTCGTCTAATTCTCCTGCTAGTTCTATTTCTTCTTCTTGTTCGTAATCAAGTGCTGCTTCTAAATCGTCAAATAGTTCATCTTCTCTTTCATCATGATGGGCTTCGTCTTCTTCGTCTTCTCTTTCTGTGTGGCCACGAAGAACAGTGCGCATTAAATCATGCAAATCTTCTGGCAATATATCATCTATATATTCACCAACTATCCATTTTAAAAAGGCGCCTCTTTCTTCTTGTGAGTCAAGAAGATGCAAAATGTTTCTTTTTTGTAAATCATCAATAATATAGTCTACTTTCTCAATGCCCGTAAATGATTCTTCATCTTCGTCTGGGGCGTCAAGAGCATAATCTTCTTGAAGAACAGTTCTGAGTTCTTCTTTAATATATCTCATTATTTTTTGTTCTGCCACTTCTATTTCTTCTCCTTCGTATTCTTCAGCCGTATCTTCAAGTGTTGTTAATACGGCTTTCAGTTGTTCTTGTTCTTCAGGAGATAGCTCACTTAGATAAAACTTTTCGACACGGTATGCCTCTTCGGGAGTTTTAAGAACCTTGCGAAGAAGATTTACCAAGTTGCTTTCGGGGCGCTCTATGCCTTCTCCAAACCATGAACGCAGGCGACTACCAATACCTTTTTTCTCAGGTTCCCATTCGGGAGGGGGTTCCGGATTTTGAGCCTCCACATCTTGAAAGCCTTTTGCGAGATGCTTTCTCCATTTCTCCCAACGCTCGGGGGGAAGACCGGGAGCCAATTCACGAAGCCACTCCTCGGCTTGCTGATAATATTTTTCGGGGATGGGTTCTGGAATGTCAAATACGGTACTGCCAGTCATTCCTCCTTCTACCTCTTCAGGTGCTTCGTATTCATCTTCTGCCTGCGCAGCTAAAGAACTATGAGGATCCAGTGCCTCACTAATCTCTTCCTTAATGATCTCCATCAATCTGTGTTGTGTGATTTTCATTGAGGCAACCTTA